ATGATTTGTGCATTGATACACTAATGATGTGTCACTAGGCTCATGTGGCACAATAAATTGTGTCAATCCTGTTGTTGAATTAAAATTTTCTGTTACTCCTGTGGTAAAAGCAGAACCACCACTAGATGTTCTGATTTGCAAGGGATGGCTTCCTACATTTGATGTATTATCTATAAGATAAGTATGCCCTTTGTAAAAAGTAAAATTTGGGTTGTCTCCAGAGGTAGCACCAGGACCAGTAAAAGTATATGCAGAAGATCCGTTTGTACCCGCTGTGTATTTTGTTACAGGTCCAGTTGTTTCGTCATTAACTC